CAAAATGAACGATGTGTATAATATCAAGCATTGTATCCACTGTGGACAAAAAGGTTTTGAAACAACTGAAGCAGTAATCAAACACATAAAGACAGTGCATACAAAATTAAAACCGGGTGCAAACTTGGATGAGCTCGATGGTTACGATTAAATAAGGGTCAAACATAATTCACTACATGGGAGAAACATACAAACTAGAATCCAAGAGAGGAGGGTCACACGCTTACAGAAAACAAAAAACTGTAATAACAACAGCAGGTGAAATGCCAGCAGCACCAAAACTCAATCTATTAGGAGGAGGTATAAAAGCAATAGGTGGTCAATGTAATAATGTATGTATTCACTTTCCTAAAGGGCTAGCATGGGGTCAAGGTCAACAAACATATGATGAGTATAATTATTGTAGGAGATGTAGAGTATACATACCAAAGACAGACTTGGCAGAAACTAAACAGGGGGCTAAAATACTATGCCCATGTTGCCATGCCTACACTAGAAGAAAGAAAGCAAGGAGACCAAATAGATGAATAAATGTTGTAAAAAGAAATGGGGAGATGAAGTTCTACGATGCCTAATTTGTGACAAACACCTAAAAACCAGTAGGAAAAGTAGGTGACACCTTATATATCAGAAATGAGTAGAAAAAGTATGAGTCAAACAAATTCTCAAAGCACCCAAGCAGAAGAATGTGGTGTGTCAAAAATCTCTGCAGAATCAGAATGGTCCGCAATCAAAAAAATAACACAAGTGCCAACAAGTGTTAGGTCCGGAAATGTTCCTAAAAACCTACAGGACAGTGCTGTTAGAGGCGTATCTGTTGACTGTGACATAATAACCCACGAGGGAACACTCACATTGACAGACGGACATCGTATATTGACTGCCCATATAACATCAGAGCAGTTGAGAGCAATAGCAGATGCACAAGACAAAGCAGTAGAATATGTCAAAAGACTTGACGGGGAGGACTTCTAAATTGCCTCAAGACCCATCAACACCAATTTTAGACGATGAGGGCTATTATGTTGGCTCTGTCGAAGAAGTACAAAACAACTTGTATGACATAACATCCCATAAATACTCTCAAGAAGAGTATGATGAGTGGGAAGAAAAACTCTTGAAACGTGCAAGAAAACTAAGCCCACAAGAACAACTAAAAGGCTTTACACCAGAAGCATGGTACAACTGGTTAGTCAACAAAGGTTTAGACAATGACGACTTACTCAACGACTTGTCTAGATTCTACGGAGACTGGACCGGAAAGGAGGTCATTAACTAATGGCTTACCCAATAGGTGACGTACAAAATCACATCGAGAATTGTTCCTGTCCTTATTGTTCTGAATCTAACGGGGAGGACTTCTAAATTGGCTTACCCAACAATAGAGTTCTGCTCCTTGGATGCATGTTATGTAATCATTAAAGGCAGAGTCTTTTACATAGACATGTCACTCGATGAACCAGTTGTTAGCACATGGACCGAAGATGGTGTTTTACAAGATGGTCCAACCGATGAAGAAACCCTAATGGGTGGAGGCGGTCCAAATGACTGATATAGAAGAACTGGATGAACGTCTTACACGACTTGAGAGATTAGTTGTGAAGATATGTGCTGTGGTATTTGAAGGCAAAGGTTTCAGGATAGACCAAAGTGCTTTCGATAGAGTCAGGGATTGGGATGATTGGAAATGATATGTGAACATGAAATTGTACATGACCTAGATGGCAGGTTAATGTGCTCTAAATGCATGACATATAATGGTATAGAACACCCAACAAAACTAAAATGTTCTTTGTGTAATGCAGAGTTCCCAGTTGATGACCTAATTAAAATCAGGACACAGAGACATGAGGAATTTACACATCCTGCTGCAAAAACTAACCGAAACGTAATACCTAAATATGGTAAACAATTAATATGGATACAGGTGTTCGAATGAGTAAACAATGTAAAACATGTGGAGAATGGAAATCATACTCTGATTATTTTGATGATAGATTTAGGACCTGTAGAGATTGTTATACGGTAGCAACTTTAATTACAAAAGGTGAAATAATTGGGTGATTGGGGAAGTGGAGATTATCCTATTGAACCATGCCCTAAATGCAAAAAGAAAGCAGGTTATACATGGACATGGGGTAAAAATGATGGACATAGTAAAGGTTATTCAACATGCAAGGGGTGTAAAGCAAAGTTTTGAATGAAATAGATTGGTTTATAATAGGTTACCACACTAAGAAAGGTAATGGATACAAACACTATAAGAAACGAGAGTGGTATGAATAAAACATGCACAGTCTGCTGGAAATTAAAAGCAGAACATGAAGTAGCAGATTTGAATGGTGAAGACATTTGCACCAGATGTGCAGCAAAATACATCAAATATCATCATAATAAAAAACTAAAGATTTGTACAGAATGCGGTAATAAACTATCATTGGTAGAGACAGGCTCACATATTCTATGGACCTGTACACAATGCCCGGTGGAGTTTAATGACATTCACGAATTAACTAAAGACTGGGTAGATAAGCTAGGTGAATGGTAATGTTCGTTCATACTCCAAATACAAAACCTCTACCACAATTAAAGAGGAAGAATGAGGATGGAAGAAGGGTATATTATGATACTGAAGGTAATAGATATCACAGTGTTACAAACGTTGTAGGCAGCATTGATGAGAAAGGATTAGAAGAATGGAGGAATGCTGTAGGGGAAGATGTAGCTAATTATGTATCAAGAAGGGCTATGAACCTAGGTACTAAACTACATACAATGGTTGAAACATATCTTTACAATAAAAAGAATACTGAAAAGAACATATTTGCTAAAGCACATTTTGACAATATCAAACCATTATTACAGCCTATTGCTAACATCAGGGGGCTAGAAGAAAAGATGTGTAGTAAGGAATTAGGGCTAGCAGGAACAGCAGATTGTATAGCAGAATATAACGGTGAATTATCTATTATTGATTTCAAAACCTCAAGCAAGAAGAAACAGGAAGACTGGATACTCAAATATTTCCTTCAGACAACAGCCTATGCCATCATGTGGGAAGAGATAACAGGTGATAAAGTTGACCAAATTGTTGTATTAATTACAGGTGAAGATGGCTCAAGGGAGGAATATATTAGAAATAAACAAGATTATATAGAAGAATTACATAGAGTAATAGAGAGGTTTAACGAATGCCACAATACAAAGACTGGTTAGTAGAGCATCCTAAGAAAGGAAAGATTAAAATTGGAAAATTATCCCATAATGAGTTATGCAGATATGCTTTCAATTTACTATTAGAATGCTCGAGGTTAAGATATGAGCTGGAGAAAAGCAAACCAAAGGAGGATAAAAATGAATCAGAAGTATGATGAAATAGTATGTATAACATGTGGTGAAGTTATGTTTAAGTTACAAGAGTGTCATTTAAGATGTCCAAACTGTGGCGGGGAGATTGACTGTAGCGATTGACTTGGAGCAGTTTTTGGAATTGGTATGAGAGACATACCACAGAGTCATTAGGTGTAACAGCACTTATCCTTTATATGCAAATTCCACACATGATATGGGCAGGAGATGCTATATTAAAATCAGGCGTAGTATGGGGGGCTAACCCGGTCCTAGACTTCTTTTTATATGGAATAGACCTAGTTGAAATATTACCCATGGTGAATATAGCCCTAATCATTTATAGTCGAGTTCGTTCTAAGAATAAACATGTCTCTAAGAGTTGAGCTAAGGACCAGAAAAGACGATAACCGGGGAATTTATTATTCCGAGACTAAAAGGGCTATTATCTATTTAGCCATGCATGAGACTATAGAAGATGTGTATAAAACCATTAACCATGAAACATACCACCATTGTTTTGCTGAAGCAGGTGAGGCAGATGAAATGGATGAGGACCAAGAAGAACGGTTAATATTTTGCTTACAGTGGGCGGAAATAGCACTATGACAAATGTAAAGTTTGGAGGTCTTGACCTAGCACAGAGAGTAGATAATTCAGCATTTGTGAGTTTAGAGTTATCTGATGGTGTGTTAGAACAGATAGGTCAAAAGACATGGGCACATATAGATTATGAGATTGTTTTCAACGATATGTCAAAGATTAACGAAAAAGAGGGGGGTTTCCATAAGATATCCTATGATAGAACAGGGGTAGGTGATGCAGTATCAAAGTTAATCAACCCGGATATTAAAAATATATTCAGACCTGTTGTATTATCAGCACCTAAAAAATTCGAGTTAATATCATTAATGAAAGGTCTATTCAATAAAAATAAATTAATAATACACGATAGGGATTTATACAGAGAGGTAACAGAACAAGAAATAGTAAAATCTGATGCAGGTAATATTTTATACAGACATCCACAAGGTTTTCACGATGATAGATTCTGGGGGCTAGCCTTAGCCTGTGATGCAGCATCTAATTATATCAATGGGGTTCCAAGAGTAGCAGCAGCAGCAGCCACACCTAGACCTAAAAATCTTGATAGTTTAGTGACAAAAGAGCTAAATAAATTGATGAAATCATAACTTTAATAAGAGGTAATGAGTAAATAAGAACAATGGCAGCTAAGAAATCTAGAGTCAAAAAAGCCAGTATAGACAAAAAGGCAGCATCAAGAGTAGCCTCAACATCAAACGAACCAGCTAGAAATTTTGATAGAAGTCTATGGAGAAGAATGAATGGTCAAGAAGGTAACTTCCAAGGTCTTCAAGTATGGCACCCAATGGACCCATATTCAGGTCAACAAAGAAAAGAGTTTAGAAGTGCCATGACAAACCCTTATGTTTATAGGGCATCTAGAATCCACACAACATTCACAGCAGGTCAGGGGTATACAACTGAAATCGTACCAAGAAAAGAAGAAGAGGTACCAGAAGAACAACTAGATGAATGGCAACGTACAACAACATATCATGTACCATATTTTGACAAAGAAATGACAGCAGAGCAGATTTTAGATAAAGTAGATAAATTAGCATTAAACTTAGATTTAGCAACAAATCTGTTTAATGGGTATTTTACAGCATTAGAACAGGGTAGATGTGTTTTAGCATTAACACCATTAGACCCAGACCAAAATGGAAATTGGCAATTACCAGAGCAGATTAGATTAATTAGGTCCGAATTTACTGAAAGACCTGTACTAGATGACAATACCGGGGAACTCATCGGTGTTAGAATCATAGGTGCAAGAAGTCAAATCAGAGATAACATTATTCCATCAGAACGTATGATATATGTCATGCATGGATTTAACAATGAACTATTTTCAGATTATTATGGTGACTCTAAAGTAGCTAGAGTATCAGATGAAGCAAACACATTAAACATTGTATTAAATCAAGATTATGAAAGAGCAGCAGAATCAGCATGGTACAAACCACCAGTCTTTAGTGTACCAATTAGCCCACAAGAAGCAGGTAATGAAGAGAATGTATTAGCATCATTTATCAATAAGATTAACGATTCAAAAGGTCAGGCTATTGCAGTAACAGGTCCAAGTAACCCAGAAGAAACAGGGGTAACAGTTCTATCAACACCAGTAAATGCAGATATAGGCGGGTTAGAAATAATTAGAATGGGATTAATTAAATCAATTATCACAGCATTTGGTCTCCCGGGATTTATGTTAGCAGAAGGAGATATAGGTAAACTGGGTGGAAATGCAAACATAGAAGAAGTAGATGCATACATTAACCAAGAGATTAGACCAGAGAGAATCATATTAGAAGATGCAGTAGAGAAACAGTTCTATGATAGAATATTGGCTATACTGTTCCAAACAGATGATGCATTAAACGTTCCATGTAAGATTAAATTCAAATTCAATAAACCTAAACTACTCACATTAGTAACACCAGACATGTTCCAAGTATTAATGGGTATGAACCAAATGGGCTTGATTGATGCAGCAGGTATCAGAGACATGTTAGGAATAGAAGAGTTAGACAAAGATACACTAAGCAGAGGTACACAAGGAGGAGGAGACCCAACACAGAACAAACTTAACAACTTCAGACAACCTGTACAGATTAACCTATGGCAAGATGCATTAGGAAGACCACACGTAACTGCAGCAGATTGGGTTAATAAAGACCAATGGGATAAGATTGATGCCCAGAATAGAATGAATGAAATAGACAGGGAAAACAAGAAACATGAGTGGGAAGTAGCTGAAAAGAAGGCTGAATGGTCGAACAGTAATATACCAGAAGATAAAAAGAATAATAAGGAGAAAAATGAATAATGATTGATGACAGTATTAAAAGCAATAGCGAGGGTTATAGGCAACTCTGGTATGTTCTTCGTAACGCCTTACCTTGGTTCCACCATAGCTGGTCTTCCGTCTTTGGAGATAGCTCTTTACACAACGTTAATAGGATTGATATTATCCACTTCGAGAGAGCTGATTGAGTATGGTAAAGGTCTCAAAACAATATATTGTGATAAATGTGGGAGACCGTTATGACTGAAGAAATAGACTGTGAAAAATGTTGGTGGTCCAAACTAGGAGATTGCCTAGACCATATATTATTATTCTGCCCTAAGAAATAATATTTCAAAATCTAAAAGTTCATATGGTGTTATCACGTAAGAGGTGGTATGTCTCAATTAATTCAAACAACAAGAGAAAACGTTGCTTGGTTGGGGCTAGCAAACAAATATTTGGAAAATCAATATGAGATAAAAGATTCATGGGGAACAGGACAAATACACAAAAAAGAGAGTTATGATGAAGATTTTATGAAAGAATTTGATATAATCACCCAGATTATTAAACAAAACAAAGATTAATAAGGCGGTAATTCCTACAAATATTACAATGAATGCAGCAATAACCGAAGCAGAAAGAAATGCAACAGTGAGCAGAAAGCACATCACTATCTTTTCAGCCCCTAAAAGAGGCATCTATGAAAAGAGAGTTGAAGATTGTGATACATGCCACAACTAACCCTTTCTTTTTTTATATTTAACA